CCTTTATCTCTTCCATGATTCGGGTGAATTTCTGGTCGTACTGCGCGGCTCTCGCCTCATCCAGCAGATACGCATACCCCTCAGCCAAAGCACCGTACAAATACAGGTCAGGGCTTCTGAGGAACAATGTGGGGGTTACAGTCGCGCTGAGAGAGGGCAGTGAGCCAATATATACAATCTCAGAAACATACGCAGAATCAGGAATAGGCCGGAGCTTCATCTCCAGCCCGACAATGCTGTAACCCTCTGGCATACCCTGTCCATTTGAGGAATACATACTGTCCAGAGCGGCTGGGCTGTAATATGTCAGCACCCGTGTTGGTGAGGCGTTTATCTTTACTTCGCGCACCTCGCGGAAGTCGCTGGGAAGCGCTATATATTCATCACCCGCAGTAAGCGTAGCCTGAGAGCGCTTTTCCTGTTCGCGTGTCTCTAGCTCACGGCTCATGCGTGATTCAGCCAACTGTATGAACTCAGGTATCTGTGTGGTCAAGTCACTCCGCGCCATAAAATTGGCGATAGATGACTGCAAATCTGCGTAGCTGGTAATGCTCATAAGTGACCGCCGCCTGTTCTAAACACTCTGTTTTCGTTGCTGTTCAGCCACTGCTTCCAAGCCTTCGGATTATCAGCAGGTCTGCCGAACTTCTGCACCAGCTCATTATACAGCACATTCGGTATTTCCGCCACATGAGCCATGTGCTTCTGTGTGCCTGTCATTTGCCCATAGCGCCAATCGTCAGCCATGTGCTTGTTAATCTTCAGCAGATTATCGAAATTCTGGCTCTGCTCGATAACTGTGTCGCCGTAGCGCCCCTGCTTCATCTTGACCTGAGTGCCAGTGAGCGGGTCTGTCTTAATAATTCTATCCATAATACCCCCTGAAAAGGGAGAAGGGCAGTTGCCTGCCCCTCTCTGCTATTTCGATGCCTACGAACCGTTCAGGTCGTAAACTACAGCGTGTGCCTTCGGCGCTTGCACCTTCAAGCTCCACTCAGTGATGAGTTGCATCTTGTCTGCGTCACCTGTTGCGGCAATATCCTTCTCAGCGAAGTTACGGCCTTTCAGGGTGCAAAGTGATGCGAAGTCTGGGTCAATCAGGAACATCCGGTCATTGCCCATAAAGCGTGATGGAGCAACGTCCAGTGTGCCGAAGTCTGTCAGGTAAACAGAGGTTGAGCCAACGTAGGTTGTTGCCTTCGCCTGTGTCATGTTGACATCGTTGCTTACCAGATTGCCAGTGGCTGACAGGTCTGAGAAGTTTGCACGGTTGGTTGCAGAACCTACCAGCATCTTCGGTGAACCGCCATCTTCCCATGCGTCCTGCATCCCATCTTCGATAAGAGCAAGTGTCAGCGCACGGTCAGTACCGCCAGTGATGGTGTCTGTGCCATCGCCAGTTGCGAATGAACCGCCAGCACCAACTGAGCCGTTTGTCATCCAGCAAGTCAGTGATGCTGACTTACGAGGGTCTGAACCGTCACGGGCTACGTCTGTGTCACCGATTGACTTTTCGATGTCACGGCGCAGTTCCAATGATTTCAGAACCCGCTGGTAAGCCATTTCCCGGTCACGGCCTGCTTTATCCACCGATTCCAAAGTTCCGCTGACAGCCACGTCCTTAACTGATATCTGATGGTAGTTACCAAAACGTGCAGTCGCAGTTGGAGTTGCAAATGTAGCATTTGCACCTTCATTAACGTAGTTGGTGGCTGATGCCGCCGCCAGTTCCTGTACCTGCCACTCAGTAAAGATACCGTTTGAGGTTTCTTTCTTCAGGGCAGAGAAGATTGGTGTTTCATCTGGGTCGATGCGATAAATCACATCGGCCAAATCTTCGCGTTCGCCAACGGCGGTTTGCGTGGTATGTGTAGCCATTTTCTAAGTTCCTTCTATTAGCTAGTTACCCATTAAGTAATTGACAGCCGCATCTACAGAGCGCTCATTATTGAGCCTCTTTAGAGACTTCTGCTTTTGACGACTTGCTACTTGAGCCTTTGTCTTAGGTTGTCCAGCTTTAGCCATCTTCGGAGCTTGGCTTGCTTTCTTCTTCGCGGCGGGTTTCTTCGACTGAAGATTGTCCCATTGCCACGCCTTATAAAGCAATTCGATAGCCCGTGCATCAGATGCGTTGGCTATCTCCTGTGGCGAAAATCCTACACTCTGTTGAGCGTATTTGATGACTTGTTCGCGCTCACTTGTGCGAATATCCTCATCACGCCACTGAGGGATGCGGTTCAGCATTTCTTCCCTCTGAAAGGCAAGATGCTCCTGCATCTTAACCTGTTGCTCCTGAGCCTGCTGTTGAGCGATTGCCTGTCTCTCTGCCTCCACCTGACGAGCCTGTTCTTTTTGCTGGTCAAGTTTCGTCTTGTACAGGAACAACTCCTCAGCGGAATACTCTTTTGCTAAAGCATCCCAGTCAGGTTCGGCCTCGCCGAGTATCTGCTGGTTGTACTGAGACAACTGTTCAAGTTGCTGTGCGTAAGCATCCCTCATCTGAGCAACCTGTTGCGCTTCAGCTTCAAACGCTTTTCGTTGCTCTGCGAGTTCTTGACTACGCTTGGTGTATGCCTGCTGACGCTGGTATCCGTTCAGAAGCTCGTCTTGCGTGACCTCATACTCTTCGCCGTCTACTTTGACGGTGTAAATATCAGGTTGCTCAACCTCTTCCTCTTCTTCCACCTCGTCAGTATCATACTCACCTTCCTCATCATCCTCGACATACTCAACCTCTTCGGCTTCCTCTGTCTCGGCCTCTGCTTCCAGTGTCGGAGCTTCGGCTTCTGCCTCTTCTCCTAGCCGCCCATCACTTGCCTTGTCCTCTTCAGGGGGCGTAGCTAATAGGCTATTCATTGCTTCGTTAATTGATAAACTTCCAGTCTCTTGCGAGTTGTTGGACATAACTAATTACCTTTTCTCAAATTTTATGCGGTTTTGCAACTCTTCTAGTTGCGCCTTAGCCAGTTTGCCATCCGTGACCACCCCTTCGAGATATCCTCTGAGGGCTGACAAGTTCTGACATAACATATACAGCCGTTCACGGTTTTGTGAATCTTCCACAGAACTCGCCTTCCACGCCTGTATAAAGTCTGTTTCAAGTTGGCTAAATGCCTCCTGTAACAATTCATTTCGTAACAACGCCGCCGCTTTCTCGCCGCGCTCCATGCTTTCCCTGACTTTGCCTTCGTTCATGCTAGTAACGTGTATCCTTTTACATCATACGGGTCTTGGAACAAGCCCACATCCACTGGCCTCTGGAAGCCAGCCTGCATGGCCTCAAACTGTGGCTGGTCATATCCAGCCAGCAAACCGCCATATTGCGTGGGCGCTATATCCAACAAACCCATCCGGCGATACAAGCCTTCCTCTGGATAGACACCACCAGCCGGATAGCGGTAGCCTTGGTCTATCATAGACACTTCTGGCTCAGGCTCTACTGCCGCAACTGTTGTTGCTTCCGGTGCTACCTCAAATCCACCATCATCTCCAGTATCCGTAAAAGGCACAGGCTCATTAGCTGGGTTGTCGGGGTCAATACGCCCAACAACACTGCCCGCTCCATACTGTCCTGTCTCTGGGTTTATTGTGGCTACAATCTGCCCGATTTTGTTGTACTGAGGAACATACCCCTTTTCCAATCCCTTCATTAAGTTGCGAGAACTGAACCCGCCGACATATTTTGCCATAGCAGGGATGTTTGGTATTCCCAATAAACCGAGCGCCGGAGTGATATAGTTTTCAGCAAATCCTGACGAACCAAATTGGCTTGGGATAATCCCGCCGCGCCTAGCTAGGTCAAAGTAATTTTGGTAATCAATGTTTCTGCCTTGCTCTACCATGTCGCGGTAATTTTCAGCAAGCTCAACCTGACGCTGTACGTTCTGCTTTATCGCATCAACGTACCCTTGGTCATCTGAATCACCACCGCTGATGTCCTGTATAGTTTTTCCACCGCGAGTTGGGTCGCCAACAACGCCAGTGCCAAAAACGTCATAACCGCCTGTGTCGCCGCCACCAGTTGCTGTTGTGCCGCCTGAAAGTGTGCCGCCAGATATTGTGACCCCTCTTGATTCGCCGCCGCTGGATGATGGGCTACTGCCGCCGCCAAAGTTGCAGAACATTTTTTGCTCGAACTTGTCGGCAATGTCATTAGCGAATATGTCGTTATCGTTCCACATTTTAGCCTCTTGGTAGGTTTGTGCTTATCTCTGCGTCAGTGTAAGCCTTGAGCTGTCTCAGCTCCGCCTCTGCCGCTAATTCCTGTCTGCGAAGCTCTAGCTCCATCTGCATCTTTTCGCGCTCTAGCTCGATTTCCAGCATCATCTTCTCACGCTTCAGAGCTATCTCAGCCTGCATCTGTGCCTGAGCCGCTTGGTCGCCTTGCTGTGGCTGTTGAGCCATC